GCAATGGATCAGGCTACGGCCACGGCTACGGCAACTGCTATGGCTTCGGCTACGGCCACGGCAGCGGCTATGGCCACGGCAACGGCTCAGGCGACGGCAACGGCTCAGGCTCAGGCTCAGGCTCAGTAAACGGCTCAGGCCACGGATGATTCTTCAACTGAGCGCGAAGGGGCCGCCTTGTAGCCCCAACCTTTTTGGAGATGAGCAATGGCCGAAAACATAAACGAAGAGCAATTTGAACAAGCACAGAGCCAGCAGATTGAGCGGTTCAAACTCAAAATGCGTGAGGCATTCGAGGACGTTCTGGGGACGTTTTATTGCGACGTGTCGATTCACGCGGCAACCGATGCTCATCAGAATTACAGAAACCATCTGCGCGAAGAGCTGCGTGACTCCTTCGTGAAAGAAATCGCACAGGATTACAGTTATCAATCATGGGCACACGGCATCAGAATGAAGCTCCTCAAGGATCACCCCGATCAGCTTAGAAATAAGATTATCGAAGATCTGACTGAGCGTAACGCTTCTCTTGAGTCTCATCTTGATCAGTTACGAAGAAGGTACTCATGACCCAAGCTTTCCGATTGTTCGATATCGTCCGTTACATGCGCGACGGCACCAAGTTCCGAGGCCCGCGAACTCCGTCGAAAGAACTGAGCCGCGTGGTCCGAATCCAGCCCGACCGGATCACCATTGAGACCGAGCTATTCGGCGAACGGGTCCGCAAGTTCGTGCACCCGAACAACTTGCAGTTCGTGAGCCGCGACGATGTATAAACAACCCGAGATCAGACACGTTAGGGCGCACGTCCAGGGCAAGTGGGGGACGCAGATTATCCGAAGCCTATGCGGCAAGACCGGCAAGCTCGTTGATCAGTCAAGCGAGGCAAACTGTGGCGCATGCACGCAAGAGTTGAAGAAGATGACGCCCGGTACAGCGGCCGTAGAATTAGAACTCGATTGGGAAATGATGCCATGAGCGCACTTGAGAAACTGAAAGCATCGAAATACTGGCACCCGAAATACAACCTTCCCATTTCTGAAGCGGGAAATAATCCCGCAATCTATACAGCCTACGCAGAACTCGTGCTTCGTCTTCATGGTGAAACCGTGGTTGAGCAGTACAAACAGTTCTATATACTCTGCGCAGTGCCGGAGCGAGATGGCGGCCTGTTCTTTCGCTGGCCAGGTGGCAGGGGCGGCCCGAACTCACACGACGAGGTGATGGGCGCATGTTTCATGGACCGAGGCATCGCTCGCGAGATCATTCAATACCTTGATTCTCACGACGGCGTATTTGAATCGCACGGCTCAGATCCAAAGAACCCCGAGCGATACAATATCTACAGGTTTTTTTGGCTGAGGCCATTCCTTGCTCAATGCGCGGGTTACAGGGTCGGGCTAATGGCCCAGGCGATTTGGTGTGCGAAGCTCATCATGGATTCATTCCGCCATCCTGACTCATCGAAGGTCGGACCCGGCCCGAGATTACGAGCCTGGCTGATGGCGTCTCGGCTCAGGGAGCTACCTGCGTGCGCGCTGGTGTGGGAGTGGTATCGCTGGCGGCTGGAACGTGCGGGCCGAACCCTGCGCCATGACCTTGAGCAAGAGCCAAACTGGAAAGAACTCTCGGAGCTAGCACCTGAACAATACCTGCACCCGCAGGAGAAGGGGAAGTTGAAATGAGCACGAAGGCGATCCTAACTAAGTACATTGGCCCCACTAGCCGCAGGGGGCTGCGCATCCGGGCCAGCGAACCAGAAGGCAGATCGGTAATGCTCGACTACTCGAAAGAATTAGATAGCGAAGGAAACCATGTCGCAGCGGCAAGCGCCTTGTGCAAGCGCATGGGCTGGAGTGGCAAACTGATATCGGGCTGGTTGGGCGGTGTCTGCTTTGTCCACGTTTTCGCCGCACTCGCAGAGGGGAAGTCGGAATGAGCGATCGCCCAAAGTTTACTTGGATGGCCGACGACGACGCTGCCTTAATGTATAGAGTTGATTGTTACAAGGGCAGTGCGACAAACCCTTTTAAGCGAGAAGCTTTCGCGGATGCGGGGTACAGAGGATTTCTCGCCGGAGCAGCCTACAAAGAGGTGCAGATGCGCGCCGAGGTGGAGAAGCTTAGTTTCGCACTCCTCCTTATTGAATCGCAAACGCAAGACAGCACAGTTATGGGCCACCCAGAAATTAAGTGTCAAACGTGCGAAAGCGTGAACAGTATTGCTGCCCGATCGTTTCCCGAAGGGAAGTCGGAATGACGAACGACTCAGCGCCAGAACACGATACCGAAAGTGATGGCCTTTGCTGGTGCCAGCCTGAGCTATCTTATGTGGATGCCGAAACCGGAGCGAAAGTATGGTTGCACAGAGAGATCCAATGACGAACGAAACGGATACCGAGCTAGAGAAGCGCGCTAATGAATACGCTCGGAAGTTGGGCGATGAGTGCCTTTGCGCCCGAACGAACCCGTTAACTCCTGCTGGCGAGTGTATCTCTATTTTTTGTGGTTGTCACGTTGCGGAAAGCTATGTGAGCGGAGCACTCTCAGAGCGCCAGCTGCACAAGGGCGATAAAGTAAGCCAATACATGGCGGAAGCTATTGCACTAGAACAAGAGGTTGCGTCCCTCCGCGCCGAGGTCAGGCGACTTCGCTCTTTTTTAAACATACATGACCCCAGTATTATTGTTCTGTAAAAGGAGAAGTCGGAATGAGTAATCAGAATTTAATAGGACATCCCATCTGCACAGTGTGTCTATGGCCTGTACCGGCCCCTGTATCCTTCAGCGAATGGGATTCCCGTCTGCCCACGCACTGTCCCACCTGCGACCCTGTTAAGCCTCCAGCTCCAGCCCCAGAGGATACCGAGCTAGAGAAGCGAGCGGAAGAGTACGGCGTATTCGTCGCGCAGCCTATAATGCGATCAATGTACAGTTGTTCGCGGGGGGAACTCACTGCGCTGCTGGCGTTTGCTTTTAAAACTGGAGCACTCTCGGAACGCGAGCTGGTCGCCCACAATTTTACAGTTCTCCGCGAGCTTACTGAGCTTGCCACTACAGATAGAAAATGGCACCGGGCAGAATCTCGAAGGTTGCGCGATGCTTTGACGGATGCTCATTATGACCTGGAGCGAATCGCAACGGCGGATTGGGGCGTTGAGCAAATTCGCATGGCGGCGGAAGCGGGTGCATCGAATGCAATCCGCGCACTCAGAGAATGGAAGTCGGAATGAGCTTAGTGGGATTCAAGGCGCGAAATCATACGCAGCAAGTAAATCGTCGCGGTGCTGACGATGACACCGACGATAGGCGCACTTTAGCGGAGACATTTAGCCCATTAAATACTGAGTTTAGTTTCACGCTAGACGTGGCGGCCAGCGGCGAAAACGCAAAGTGCGCACGATATTTTACAAAAGAAGATGATGGCTTATCGCAACCCTGGATTGACGAGGTTGTGTGGTGTAATCCTCCGTATTCCAATCTCGGCGGGTGGTGTCGGAAGGCCGTAACCGAAACACAGAGCGGGGGTTGTCCGTGCGTTGTAATGTTACTCCCCGCAAATAGGTGCGAGCAGTCTTGGTGGCAGGATTATATTGAACCCCACCGCGACAGAGGCGGCGTCATTGAAACGCGCTTTTTGCGCGGCCGCACCCGCTTTGGTTGGAGCCAAAGCAGAGAGTTGCCAAAGAAGGGCGATCGGCCCCCATTCGGATTGGTCATTGTTGTGATTAAAGGGCAGTCGGGAATGACGAACCGGCCCACCGACTCGACACGATAGGTTTAAGCGCGCACAATCCATTTCGAGGCAGCCCAGGGCGGGGCTCGTTATCCATGGAAGGATGGCCTCACTGGTCTTTGCGAGATGACGGCCCGGCGAGGATCGAACTCGCGACCTCTCCGCGCTGATCAAGCGCAGAACTCTCTAACCCCTGAGATACGGGCCGGCACTCCCTCGCTCAAATTAAGTTTGCTTTCCCACGTTGTCACGTTTAATTGTTTAAGTACCTAAACAGTATTAAGCAACTTAAACTGGTAATTGAGCAACTATGCCAAGGGAATGCACACCAAACAGAGCAAATCGCGGCGCGGATCTGATCAAACTCAGGCGCGAGTGGTACGGGCGACTCGAGTCAGACGGGTTTGAGGATATCGAATATTTGGACGCGGCCGATGCCTACTCCCACCTTTCCCTGCGTAACCCCGCATCTCAGCTTGCTGCCCGGATGAACCCGACGACATGGGCCGCGAGCCTTGAATACTGGGACCTAGCCGCCACGTTCACCCATGAGCATGTTTTCCGATCACCTATGGAGCGCGAGTGTTTCGAGCACTACGCTCAGGGGCTCAGTTACCGGGAGATCGGGTCAATCCTCGGCCGGCATTTCACGACGGTCGCGGAGCACATCACGCGCGTCCTTCAGGGTCCGTTCGATCGCTACCTGAAACAGGTCTGCTCCATGCCTAGGGCCGATGCGAAGGATTGTGAAGATTCATGAACGATCAGATGCAAGTCATCCGCACCCGGCAGAGCATCCTCTCGGTGGAAACGAAGCCCGAACGGGTTCAATTCATGTTGAGACCGGCCGTCTCGAGTGATCAGGCGTTCATCCTAGCGACTTGGAAGAATCGGATGCGGAAGGTGGGGTTAAGTGCTTATCTGACTAACTCGGTTTACTTCTCGGGCGAGGCAGTGCGCATGAACGAGATCCTAAGCCGTGCCCAAGTGACCTGCATCCATAGCCCCGAGCACCTTGATCACCTCTATGGCTACGTCATTCATCAGCGCATGGGCGAGGCGTTCGTCATCCATTTCGCGTACGTCAAACAAGTGTACCAGCGAATGGGCATCATGACTCTGGCGCTCCAGCAGATCCACCCGGCGTTCGGTCGTGAAGAAGTCGCGATCACCGCTTTCGTGCCCGAGCTGATCAAACACCGCACCCGCTACCACCTTAATTTCAACCCGTACCTCTAACCCTTAAGAAGAAGGATCACTCAGATGCATAAAGTATTGAAACGCCTACGCCTAGCCAATGTCGTCATGGTCGGCGGCAAAGAACAGAACTTCTACCGAGACGATTTGCACCATATGGTCCTGCGTGACGGCGTGATCATTGACATCACGAACAAGCGGACGAACGAGACCGGCACGACGAGCCTCTTCAATGCGACTTGGTGGGAAGAAGAGAAGGTCTTGGTAACGGAAGAAGCACCCGTGAAAGCGAAGAAGGCTTGAGCCCTATGAGCAAAATGGAAGTGCATTGCTTGTACGACAAGCTAGTCCGGGTATCGGAGTTGAAAGAGCACCCGAAGAACCGGAACGTGCACCCGCAAGACCAAATTGATCGCCTAGCTAAGATCTTGAAGTATCAAGGCTGGCGAGCACCCGTGAAGGTCTCGAAACGCTCGGGGCTCATCACGGCTGGCCATGGTCGATTGATGGCGGCTCGGCACGCTGGCTGGAAAGAAGTGCCCGTTAACTTCCAAGATTACGACTCAGATGAACAGGAGTACGCCGACCTCCAGGCTGACAACGCCATCGCACTGTGGGCGGACCTCGACCTATCCGGCATCAATGCAGACTTAGGCGATCTCGGCCCTGACTTCGATCTCGAGATGCTCGGCATGAAAGACTTTGAGCTAGTGATTGGGGATACGCTCGACCCTCAGTGTGATGAGGATGAGATCCCTGAGTTTGTCGAACCGAAGTCTAAGCTAGGGGATATCTACCAGCTCGGTCGTCACCGGCTCATGTGTGGGGACAGCACGAGCATTGATGCGGTCGAGAAGCTCATGAACGGCGACAAGGCCGATGTAGTATTCACAGACCCGCCATATAACCTTCAGGAACACGGTCAGACAAAGCGAACCAATAAGACCGATAGCAAGACGGAGAAATTCGGCGACTGGGACGTTGGATTTGACCCACTCGACGTATTGCCGGTTATCGTAGCCGCTACAGCAGAGGTTTCTCATCGGTTTATATGCACATCAAGCTGGCTCTTTGGGAAGATCCACGATTGGTTTGAACGGGCGGGGGAAAAGCCTAACTATTTAGTATGGGCAAAAAATAACCCAATGCCATCACTCTCTAAGACCAGCTTTGTCCAGGCATCCGAGCTGATCGTTCATTCGCGCAGGGGAGGTCCGCCCTTCGACTATCCATCCGGCAAGAACCTTCCAAACGTCTTCATGGGCAATGTCGAGCCGCACGAATTTGGGCACCCAACCCAGAAGCCAGTTTACATGATCGAGTACTGCATTCAGCCCACCACTGGATCCGTTCTCGACCTCTTCGGCGGCTCGGGCTCGACTCTCATCGCTTGCGAAAAGACGAACCGTAACTGCTTCATGATGGAACTCGACCCGAAGTATTGTTCGATAATCGTCGAAAGGTGGTGTAAATACACTGGCCAGGAGGCTTATCTAATCAATGAAGATGGGACGCAGACCGGCTGGAGTGCAGTCAAAGGAGGCATGGAGTGAGCCCCGTGTTTACAAGTATCAGCATACGGTCATTGCCAAGATATGCATTGAGTGCGGGAAGGCTTTCCAGGCGATCCGCAGGCTCAAGCCGATCTGCTCGGATGAGTGCAAGGGCGCTCGCCGATCAAGGTTTCGACCTCAGACCTTCCTCGAGTGCTCGTCGTGCGGGAATCGATTCGGCCCCGCTTCGCACCTTAAGCAGCGGCTATGCTCCCGAGCGTGTAAAGTTAAAAAGCAATCTACCGGGCGTAAGGTCACGCGCAAGACCATCCCGAAGGCGATCAACGCTCAGCGTTTGGTGCGCTACCACGTTCAAGCGGGGCATATCATTCGACCCAATACCTGTGAGCAGTGCGGAGTCGTTGCTAAGATTGAGGGCGCGCACTTTAACTATGATGAGCCCTTACGGGTTCGCTGGCTCTGCCGATCGTGCCATGTCCGGTGGGACAAGGCCGAGCCTAAGCACGGCACAATTCGCATCTACATATAGCGCACGCTGGGAGAAGTACACCGGCAAGCAAGCGGAGCTAGTACCCCATGGCTAAGATGGGCCGACCCGTCATCACGATCGACTGGGATCAGTTCGAGAAGCTTTGTCAGGTGCACTGCACGCTTGAAGAGATCGCGGGCATCTTCTCTTGCTCATCAGATACGATTGAACGCCGAGTAGTCGAGAAATACGGTCGTATATTTGCGGAGGTGTTTAAAGAGAAGTCAGCCTTGGGCAAGTTGAGCCTACGCAGGAAGCAATTCGAGCTAGCGCAAAAGGGCGACAAGACGATGCTAGTCTGGCTCGGCAAGCAATTCTTGGGGCAGGTGGATAACATTGAGCACCGAATCCAGCGCGAAGAGGATGCTGTACTCGAGTTGAGTTACGACCAACTCATGGAGCGAGCCAGGAAGGCGTTACCCGACTTGATCGCTGCTTATCAAAAGCTACCCGCGCCGCAGGAAGCCGAGCAAGAACCTGATGAGGATTAGGAACGAGATCCTGCTCAAAGAGATCATTAGGCGAGGGGAGGCGGGAGCAAGCGCCCATATCCTCTTAGATGACGCTGCATTTTCTCAGCAGTCGGCCTTCACACAAGACAGCTCCCGGTATCTCTCGGCGCTCTGCACGAGACGAGCGGGCAAGACGGCAGGGCTCGCCATCAAGTACTTCAATGCAGCGAGGAAACATCCCGGCGCGTTCCTTCCCTACTTCGCGCTCACCAGGGATTCGGCGCGGAACATCATGTGGCCGGTACTCAGGGAAATGGATGCGAAGTTTAAGATTGGCGCTGAGATGAAGGATTCATCCCTTCGGTGCCGCGTGCCCGGCGGGGCTGAGATCGTACTCATGGGTGCCGACATGCCGAACTTCATCGGACGCGTGAGGGGTATCAAGTCGCCCTTCGCTGCCATTGATGAAGCCCAGAAGTTCCGAAACTCTATCTTGACTGAATTGATCGACGATATCCTGACCCCCGCGATCTCCGATTACAAGGACGGGGCGCTAGCCGTGTGCGGAACGCCCGGGCCGCTACCTAAAGGGAAGTTCTTCGATATCACGAGCGGCAAGGAGGGCTTTTCGATCCACCGCTGGAGCGTATTTGATAACCCGTATATGCCGAACATGCGGGAGTTCGTCGATGACATGAAATCTAAGAAGGGCTGGACGGATGACCACCCAACCTACCGGCGCGAGTGGCTCGGTGAGTGGGTCGCTGATACCGATGCGCTCGTTTATAAGTTCTCAGACTTGAACAGAGCCCCCACGCTGCCCGCTGCGAAGGAGTACCGTTACGTTCTGGGCGTTGACTTGGGCTACGATCCTGACCCTTCAGCGTTCGTCCTGTGCTGTTATAGCCCACACGACCCGACCCTCTATGTGATTGAGACGTTCAAACAAACTAAAATGATCGTATCGGACGTGGCTGAGAGGATCCGCTCGTACTTGAAGCGCCATCCGGTCTGTCAGGTGGTCGTGGATGCGGGCGCTCAGGGCAAACAAATCGTTGAAGAGATGCGCCAGCGTTACTCGTTGCCCATTCATGCGGCTGACAAACACGGGAAGTCGGGCTTCATCGAGCTACTCAACTCCGACATGGCGAGGGGATGCATTAAAGTCGTGAGCGGGGCCGATCTCATCGAAGAGTGGCAGCATTTGATCTGGGACCCGGACGCGGCTGAGAGGAAAGAGCATCCCGAGTACGACAACCATCTGACCGATGGGTTCCTGTATGCGTGGCGGTGGGCCTACAACTACGCATGGACTAATAAACCTAAGCGCGTTGACCCGAACTCGGAAGAAGCCGTCGACCTTTGGGCGGACCGAGAAGCGGTGAAGCTTGATCGCAACAAGAAGCGCATGCCTTGGGATCTAGACGACGAGTATTAACTCGCACCTCCCTACACTGGCACTTAGGCATATGGCATCAAACTCCACTACTGCACCCGCTAAGAAGGCGAGCGCACCGTTTCGCGTTCAAACCCTGAAGAAGATTTTAGACCTGGCTGAGACTTATCAGCTCGAGGAACTGAGCTTTGCGGGCATCTACCTAAAACGAGGCGGACCGATCAAGGCCGACAAGTCGAAAGGCAAGCCAGTCTCGCAGTCAGCTCCGATTGATACGGGATGGTCGATTGAGGATATTGATGCCCAAAACGCGCCCATCCTACGGGCCTACGCAGAAGAGTTAAAGGTAGCTGAGTAATGGCACGCGATCACGACCAGTCGAAGATTAAAACGCTCGAGTATAACAAGGGCAAGACCAAAGCCGGCGACGCGATCGACGCTCGGTGGTGGCTGATCAAAGACGAGCAAATCTTTGAACACTTGTTTCCTCTGGTGCGCGACATTGAACGCCGCCAGATGTACCGACGCACGGCTAACCTGCGCTACGCTAGGCTCTACTCGAACATGGAAGTTCTAGGCTTCTACGCCGGGATGACGAACCCTGCGATGTTCGACGGAGCGAACCAGTCGCGCGTGACCTTGAATGTCGTGAAAGCGTGCGTGGATACGGTCGGCTCTAAGATCGCTAAAAGCAAACCCCGCCCGATGTTCCTGACCGATGACGGCAATTGGAGCGAGCAAGAGCGCGCAAAGAAGCTGACCAAGTTCATGGACGGCGCATTTGATGAGATGGGCTACTACCTGGAGAAGCAGCGAGCCTTCCGAGATAGCGAGATCTTCGGGACGGGTGCGGTCAAGTTCTTCAAGAAGGACGGCAAAGTAGCTTGCGAGCGTTCTATGATCGACGAGCTAATCGTAGACGACGCTGAGTCAATCTACGGGACGCCGCAGTCGCTTCATCAAGTCAGGTATGTGAACCGCGACGTGCTGCTCGAGACGTTCCCCGACCATAAGGTGGCGATCAAGGCCGCTGCGTGTGCATTCTCGGCTAACGTCATGAGCCCAGCCGCCAAGGACGTGCTCCGGGTTGTTGAGAGCTGGCATCTGAAGAGTGGCAAGAAGGCCAAGGACGGCAAACATGCGATCGTCTTAGACGGCGCTACCCTATTTGCTGAGAGCTACGCGTCTGAGATGTTCCCATTCGAGTTCATGCGCTGGACGGACCGAATCACGGGCTTCTACGGCATCGGAATCGCCGAGGAACTCATTGGCATCCAAATGGAAATCAACAAGATGCTGGCCACAATCAAGCGCGCCCAGGATCTCATGTGCGTTCCTCGGGTGTGGATCGAATCGAGTTCGGCGATCAATACGAACGGCATCACCAACGAGATCGGTGGCACGGGCATCTATACCGGCACGCCACCCACGTTCACGACTGCGCCAGGCATGAGCCCCGAGGTGTACTCGCACCTCCAGATGCTCTACCAGAAGGCGTTTGAGATCGTCGGCGTCTCCCAGTTGTCAGCGACCGCGAAAAAGCCGGCCGGTTTGGATTCAGGCATTGCGCTACGCGAGTACCAAGACATTGAGAGTGAGCGTTTCCAGTTGGTCAATCAACGCTACGATGACGGCGCACTGACCGCGGCTGCTATCGTGATTGAAAAGACGCAAGAAATGTCGGACGCCGGCACTGGTTACAAGGTGAAGGTCAAGGGCGGCAAGGGAACTAAGACCATCTCGTGGAAAGATGTGGAAATGGACCGCGAGGACTACGTTATGCGCGCGTTCCCAACCTCGATCTTGCCCACGACTCCAGCCGGACGACTCCAGACGACTCAAGAGCTGACCCAGGCGGGGTTCATCGACAAAGATCAGGCTATGGACCTGCTCGATTTCCCTGACTTGGAAGCGTACATGAGCACCAAGAACGCCCCGGTCGATCTCGTGAAGAAGATTGTCGAGGGGTTCCTAGAGCGCGGTGAGTACCAGACGCCCGAGCCGTACATGAACCTGCAAATGTCGGCCACGATGGTTCAGTATGCCTACATCAGGGCGAAGCTAGACAACGTGCCCGAAGAGAAGTTGGACCTATTCCGTCGCTTCATGGATGACTGCCAAGCGCTCATCACCCAAGCGTCAGCCCCACCAGAAGATCCGATGGCTATGGACCCGAGCATGGACCCTGCGATGGCTGAAGCCGGTATGGATCCGCTGGCCGTTGACCCGATGGCCGCACCCGAGGCGCAGCCCGTGAGTGACCTAGTGCCAAACGTGCCCATGGAAGGCATGGCTGAATGATCTACGTCGTTAAGCAAGCCGTCTCTCACCCGCTGCACTCGAAAGTGTTCCTGAAGATCTCGCGCATCGTGGGCTCAGACCTTCGGCACGCGGCTGAGATGCTCCGTTTGCCTGACTCCAATCGACGGGACATTGAACGCACCGGCCGCACGACTAAGGTCGATGAGCACGGTCGCAGAACAGAAATTGAAATCATTGCTGAGGAAAAAGTCTAATGCTCTTGCCATCTTCAACCCCTACCGTCTCTATTCCAACTGCTCCGGGCGCTGCCGGCCAGGGTCTCGCTGCCAAGGAAGGCAGTCTTACCGCTGATTCTTCAGCCGGGGCTATGGAAGGCCACGCTACTCAACAGCCCGATGCGGGAGTGAAGCCGGATGACGACCTCTCTGCACGCTTCGCGGCCCTATCTCGCAAGGAGCACAAGTTCCAAGAGGACAAAAGGAAAGCCAAAGAGCTGTCTGAGAAGTACAGCCCCTTTGAAGAAGCGATCACGCAGAAGGACGCACTTAAACTCCTTGAGCGAGCAGGATTTAGCATCAACGATGTTATTGACGCTGCTCTAAAGGTCGATCACGTTCCCACGTCAGATGAGAAGGTCGCGACGCTCGAGCAGAAGCTAGCCGCGTTTGAAAAGGCGCAGTTGGATGCAGCTACCGCGAAGGAACAATCCGCCCAGCAAGAGGTGTTCGACCGCGAGGTATCCGCCTTCAAGGAGACGCTAGGCAAAACCCTCGCCAGCGACCCTGACCGATTTGAATTGATTAACTCCCATGGAGCAGCCGACACTATTTACGACGCTTGCTTTGAGATCGTGCAAGACGACCCGGATAGCTATGAGACGAGGGCGGAAGTGGAAGCCCTGATTCCTCGGGTTGCGGACATGATCGAAGCGCAGCTTCAAAAGAACTTAGAAAAACTCAGCGGTGCCAAGAAGTTCAAGGCTCTGTTGGGTTTGACCGAAGCGACTCCAGGGGTGGGGTTGAACTCAGGTACTCGGTTAGCCGCCCCTACTCAAGCCAGTCTTTACTCCCCTGCTCAAGCGAGTTCTCAGCAGGACATCACACTGACGAACCGTAATGCGGCCTCACCGGCTCAGCCAGAAGCAAAACCCAGGGCGATGACTCGAGATGAGTCAAAAGCCCAGGTTGCTAAATGGTTAGAGGAACAGATGAGGCTCAAATCACAGCAACCTAAGCCACGCGCTTAGATTTAAAGGGAGTTCCAGATGGCCTTAGACCTAACTACGTTCGACGCTGCGCTTAAGCAGCATTACACTGACGATGCCGTGCTCGACATGGTTTATAAAGATAACCCACTTTTGGCGCTCTTGCCGAAAATGGAAAGCTTCGGCGGCAAAAACCTTCCGGTGCCCCTGATCTTTGGCAACCCACAAGGTCGCTCGGCCAGCTTCGCTCGCGCGCAGATCCGCGGCGCTGCGACTTCTTCGCTCTTGCAGGATTTCGTCCTGACCCGCGTGAAGGATTACTCGATTGCCACGATCGACAACGAGACCATGGAAGCTTCGATTGGGAACGCTAACGCGTTTCTGGAAGCCGCTACGGTTGAGATCGACGGCGCGATCAATTCGCTGACCCGTTCTTTGGCGATTGCTCAGTACCGTTCTGGCTTCGGTGAGATCGGCAACATCTTGGCTGGTTCTGCGGTCAGCACCGTGAACCTCTCGCTTGAGATCGCTTCTTCTGTGACCAACTTTGAAGTCGGCATGGAGCTTGACGTGGCTGCTACCTTGACTGGTGCAGTCCGCGCTTATGGATCTTCGGGCAACGGCCTGATCGTTACGGGCGTGAACCGTTCGGCTGCTACCTTGCAGTTGACCTTCGGTTCCGCAGTCAACGACGCTGCAAACGGTATCCCGCTGATTGCTGCTGGCGACTTCCTGTTCGTTCGCGGAGATCACTCGGGCGCGACCGTTACGAAGGTTGCCGGTCTGGAAGCTTGGATTCCACCCGCTGCTCCAACCTCGACCTTGTTCTTCGGTGTGGATCGTACGGTTGACGTGACCCGTTTGGGCGGTCAGCGTTTGAACGCAGCCGGCTTGCCAATTGAAGAAGCCCTGATCGACGGCGCAACGCAAGTTGCTCGCGAAGGCGGGAAGATCGACCATTACTTCATGGACTACTTGAAGTTCGCCGAGCTTGAGAAGAGCTTGGGCTCCAAGGTTCAGTACGTGAACCTGTCCGCGACGGCTACGGTTGCGTTCCGAGGCATCCAAATCAACGGCCCACGCGGCGTGATTCAGGTGGTTCCGGATCAAAACTGTCAGTCTAACCGTGTTTGGGGCGTGCAGCTTGATTCTTGGAAGCATTACTCGCTCGGCAAAGCCGTTCGCGTAATTGATACGGACGGGCTCCAAATGCTTCGTCAAGCGACGGCTGATGGCGTGGAAGCACGTTACGGCTACTACGCACAGATGGGTTGCCGCGCACCGGGCTTCAACATCAACTTGCAAGTCTAGTTCTAAAACTGGCGGGGGCTTGGGTGCGTGGGTCATGTGACCTATTTGCTCAAGCCCCCATTCTTCGGCTCGGGGGCGAGTCGCAAGTCTTAACCCATACCTCAGGGGATCTAAGTTTATGTCGAACCGTTACATGCAGCAGTTCATTTATTCGTTTCTTAAGATGTTTAAGAAGGTCATTGCTGAGATTCCGCTAACCGCAGCGGCAGCAGTCGGAACCGTCTACGCTCCAGGCATCGCGAGCGTAACGAAGTCGGGCACCGGACAGTACACGGTCGTCTTTCAAGACCAGTATGTGAAGTACATGGGCGCGCATCTGCAAGTGCAGGCTGCCGTCCCAGTGAGCATCGTTGCTCAAGTGCTTTCGTATACTCCGGCCACAAAGACCTTGGTGTTTTCGACTCTGGCGGGCGCAACCCCGGTGGACGTCTCGGCAGCCATAGTCATCTATATGGAAGCTAACTTCCGCGACAGCACAGTCGCTCAGTAATTCGACGGCGGCCCAGGGTGTTGCTACCTGCCGCTTTTCAACGACGCTTGGCGAGGTTTTTATGATGCTAATGAATCCTAACCGTAAAGCAGTTTCGATCTTGCTTGGCAAAGTGAAGACCTCGCCATTTGTTCAAAAGGAATCCGCCCCGCAGCAAGCGGTCGGCTCACCTTCGGACGCGCTCCCCACCGATGCGAGTTATGGCTTAGAGGCTTGCGCAGCGAAGATGCTGTCTTGCTTTGAAGCGAAGGATGCAAAAGGTCTGTCATCCGCCCTGCAAGACTTCATTGATATGCACTCGAGCGAGTCGCAGTCAGGCATCGAGGAAGTGAAGGCGTGAGCAAGACGCTTTTACAACTGAGGGCCGAGGTGAGGCAGCGCGCCGACATGCAAAGCACGCAGTTCGTTACGGACGCGGAGCTGACCACCTCAATCAACGGCAGTTACGGCGAACTCTATGACTTGCTCGTGTCGAAGTTTGAGGACTACTACACCAAATCAAGCTCTGCGACGCTGACCGGGTCACAGAATCAGATCCCCTTGCCGATCGACTTCTATAAATTGCGTGGACTAGACGCGGCCGGCTCATCTGGATCTGACTGGTGCACGGTTCCTCGCTACGCCTTCTCCGAGCGGAACTCCTACGGCCAGGTGGGCAGTCGGATCCTCTCGGGTCAATCGCAGTTGTCCTATAACGTGCTCGGCGGGGTGATTAACCTGCTCCCTGAGACGCAAGCGACGGGTACCTACCGAGTTTGGTATGTTCCACGCTTCGTGCCGCTCGTGATTGACGCGGATGTGATGGGAGATGTGCTCGACTTCTCGGAGTACGTCGTCATTGATGCGGCGATCAAGTGTTTGGTCAAAGAAGAGTCAGACATTTCGGCCATGATGGGCGCGAAGGCGATGCTCATTGGACGCGTGAACACGATGGCAGCCCAGCGAGACGCTACGGGCATGGGCCGCGTGGGTGACGTGAACAGCAGCAGCTATGGCGATGGGTTCTTCCCCTACTGAGGCTTAATCCATGATTCTGCCCGTAAACATCCAGACGAATGACCAGACTTTGAACCGGATTCAGGCCGCAACTGCTGAAGCAGTGAAGCGGGTGCAGAGCGAGAACTTGATTCTTAACTCAAACTTGGTTGAGGTGGTCTTGAGTACGGGTGACACGGTAGTCGGCCATAGTTTGGGGCGCGTGCCGATTGGTTACTTTGTGGTCGACGCAAACGCATCGGCCAATGTGTGGACTTCGGCCACGGTGAGCGTCACCCCGCTGCAAACGATTGTGCTTCTCGCTAGCGCAACGGTCGCGGTCAAACTTTATTTCTTTTAGGATCTAAAACCATGGCGCTACAGAAACAGACCATCGAGATCCCCTTCGGAGTGGGTGTCGATACCAAGACGGACGCCAAGCAAGTGCAGCCCGGCAAGTTACTCGCGCTCGAGAACGCCATCTTCCAAAGGCTCGGCAAGCTAGTTAAAAGATTAGGGCTTAGACCGCTTGCGCAAGTCATCTTCGGAGGTGGGACGGTCTCCACGGGGCGCGCGCTCACGACCTTTCAAAAAGAACTCAACCTGATCGATGGCACTTCGTTCTACAGCTACTACGAAGGCGATGACGAGTGGGTCACTAAGAGTAAAATCTGGGGCGTGGATCTCAAGTACCAACTTCTCAATCGAAGCGGTGGGGGCAGTACCTGCGCGGTAGGTGCTGGCTTAATCCTCTATGCAGAGGGCGGGGGCATCTCGGTTCATGAAGTGGAAAACGGGCAGCTCATTCAAAAGGGGCTAACGGGAGTCGGTGAAGTATTTCCGGGCGGCCTCTTGTTCCTTAATGGCCTCTTCTACATTTACCACGGGAATCCTTCCGGCGTTTCTGTGTCTACTTTTAACCCGGCTACGTTTTCCACATCTGCAAGTGCGGTGGTCTTTACGCCAGCCGCTTCCAACCAATTAGTCAGCTTTGTTGCGCGCCCAATGGGCTCAAACATTGTCTTGGTAGCCGCCGAATGGACCCAGCTCGTTATTGGGCTGGCGGCGCCTAGCGGATTGTTTGCTGCTACGCCCACGGTCTTGGCGACTGGGACTATCTCTAGTACCATTATGACCGAAGCGAACGTCTATCCGTTATTTACGGGCGTGCCGGCGACCGATGGAATTTATGTTGTTTGGGGGCAGCTCACATCAATCAGTAATACGATCCTTCGCGGCATCGTACTGGATACGGCACTTGCTACGGTGGCGCCTGCGTTCACTATTGCAACCAACGCTGTTAACGGGGCCTATAGCCCATCGATTGGGCTAGGAACGTCTAACCGGGCGATTCTTTTCTACTCAAACCAAGTAACCGCTGGCTTCCCTTGGTTTGACATGACGACGCATCGGGTGCAGCTCACTCGAGCCGGCGTGATTCAAGACGTGGCCACGATCAGCTCCCAGGCATTCCCAGCCAGTAATCCATTTGAAGCCTACGGCCAGACCATGGTCATTCTCACGCACCCATCGGACACCGGGCAAGCGCAGTACATCATTATGACGGCAGCGGGCGAGACGGTGGCCGCGTTTAGCTATCAGAACGGCGTACCGGGCGGGGTATCTAGAATTGCTCCCAATAACGTCAGCATTTTAGGAACCAATAGCTTTGTTTACTGCTGCGGAAGGGTGGGGCGGTCAATCGGCGGCTCTAAGTTCCTATCTCAGTCGCAAATCATTGCCGGCCAGTCGGTCAGGATGAATTTCGCATCTGAGAACCTATTCATTACCCAAGAGATCGACCAGGGGCTTCACATCGCTTCGGGCACGGTCTGGAATTATGACGGCGTGAGCCTTTATGAGATGGGATTCCGCACTTTCCCACAGAACGTATTGGCTACGCCCACTGTTGGGACATTTATGGGGGTGGGCACGAGAAGTTACGTTGCCATCTATGAATGGACTGACTCGAGGGGCCAGATTTACCGATCAGCTCCCTCCACTCCAGCCCCTTTCATCATTGCATCGGGGACCAATAACGCTTCGGTCAAGGTCTCTACGCCCATGTTTTCTAGCAAGCCTCTCTCAACCATTAAAATCGTATTGTTTAGAACCGTAGCCGGGGGAACGACTTATTACCGGACGGGCGAAAACGGCGTTGTGGCCAACGTACCCTTCACGTCAATTACAGACGGCTTTCCAGACTCGAATATCATTAGCCGGGAGATTCTTTACACGACCGGGGGAGTTCTGGAGAATATCCCTCCTCCCTGCGCCACCTATGTGAGCGAGTACAATAACCGCGCATTTGTCATGGGGCTAGAAGATCCAAACGAGCTTTGGTACTCGCGCCAATACTTGCCGGGTGAGAGCCCTTATTTCAATGACGGCCTGACTCTTCGGGTTGACCAAGGCGCGGGCGGAATCGTGGCCGGCCAGACGCTTGATGAGAAGTTCATTATCTTCAAAGAGGCTTCGATCTTTTTGATTCGCGGCCAGGGTCCGACCGACACCGGGTCGAGTAACGACTACGGGCAACCTCAGCAGGTTTCGATTGACGTGGGATGCACCGAACCAAAGAGCGTGGTTACGATTCCTACCGGGATTATATTTAAGAGCAGCAAGGGGTTTTACTTGCTCGACCGGGGACTTAACACTCAGTACATCGGGGCGAATGTTGAGGAGTTTAACTCGCTCACGGTTTCGTCTGCGGTTCACATTGAGAATCAGAACCAAGTCAGGTTCACGCACTCCAACGGGGTTGCTGTTTTCTATGACTACTTGGTGGGCCAGTGGGGAACGCTCACGAACTTTACTGCCATCGGTGCGACTGAGTGGAATGGTACGCATACGGTCGTATCCAGCGCAGGGCTCGTGCGAGTGAACGATAGCGCGACCTACTTGGATAGCGGCTTAGCCGTTCCGATGCGACTCGAGACGCCTTGGATACCGCTCGCGGGGTTGCAAGGCTTCCAGCGCGTGTATGAGGCATCTTTCTTGGGTGATAAGATCTCTGCTCATACCTTCCGGGTTCGCGTCGCCTATGACTATGACAACGCTTGGGTTGAAACTCTGACCGGGCTATCGAGCGAGATTACGAACTCAGTTGAACAATTTAAAGTCAGACCGGCTCGGCAGAAGTGCCAGTCAATCAAGTTTGAAGTAACCGACCTAAACCCGGTTCCAACTGCGGGCGAGGGTCTCACGCTTTCCAGCATGTCGCTGACAATTGGCGTGAAGGGCGGAATCAACCGCACGAAGTCGGGCCAGGTGATGACGTGACGGCGGACCATTATGAAGCTCCTGAAAGCCTTTTTTCAGCATATTACAAAGAGCGTACGGGCGGCTCGGTACTTGAGGCGCCTTGCGTGGGCTTCGTTGCCTACCGAGTGATACCGGGCACCACGGAAGCGTTCATTGACGAGATCTACATTGCGCCCGAGCACCGGATGACGGGAAGCGGATCGGCGCTACTCAATGAAGTGACTGAAAAGGTGAAGGCGCTCGGGATGAAGCACCTCACTTGCTCGATCTCACCCGCGGCCAGGAACTCGAGCCAGGCTTTGGCGGCTGCGATCCAATACGGTTTTAAACTTCACTCGACCGGAGTGAACGAAGTTTTTCTCATGAAGGAGATTTGAAGTATGGGCAAAGTCGTTAAAGGAATTGGCAAATCACTCGGGCGGGCGATCGGCTTAGGTGGGGCCGGAGACGTAGGGAACAATACGGGTCTCAATTTGAACTTTGGCCAGCAAATCAAAGACCGGAACGCCATCAACCCGACCGAAGCCTACGATAAGCAGCAGATGGCGCTCAATAAGCAGCTCATGAACCAGGCGCAGGGTATTGGCCCAAGCGTTGCGGGGATGCAGCTTCAACAAGCGACTGATCAAAACATTGCCCAGCAACAGGCGTTAGCAGCGAGTGCTCGCGGTGGGAACGTGGGCATGGCGCAAAGGATCGCGTCTCAACAAGCCGGACAAATCCAGCAACAAAGCGCCCAGCAAATGGGCCTACTCAGACTTCAAGAGCAGCAGCAAGCGCAAGGACTACTCAATTCGGGCATTGGTCAGGGCGGCAGCATGGCGCTCAATAACCAAGCTGGTAAAGATGCGTTCAGTTCAGATTTTACGAAAGCTGGAACAACGCGGGACATTGGTCAGCAAACGGCTGCGGCGGCTGGCGGGGGGATGCTCGGTAACCTTATAGGCAATGCCGGCGCAGGCGTAGCAAAGTTGATAGAAGTCTCTGACGAGAACATGAAGAAGGATATCAAGCCCGGCGACAAAGAGATCACTTCATTCCTCGATGCCATGAAGGCGCACTCGTACAAGTATAAAGACGAGAAGCACGGCGAAGGCAAGAAGGTCAGCCCGATGGCTCAGGAATTAGAAAAGACCTCACTCGGCAAGTCGATGGTCAAAGAAGGACCGGACGGCAAGATGGTTGATTACGGCGCCGGGTTTGGCGCGATGATGGCTGCAATGGCAAGCCTCAATCAAAGAACGAAAGAGCTCGAAGGGAAAAAGGGGAAATAAACATGTCAAACCTAGACCCTGCTAAAATTGCGGAGCTCGAAGCACGCGGGAAAATCACACCCGAGGTTGCTGGACGAGCGAAAGAATCCTTTGCTAGGCGCTTAGGCTCATCGATTTCAGGCGGCATTGGGGACGCGATCGGTGCAATGAAAACTGTGGGCGGCGCAATCGCCGAACCCGTCGTTGAGTTTGGGCAAGGGCTCATGGGAGTGGAGAGCGAAGAAGAAGAGGCTGCTCCTTCACAAGCCCCTCTCGCTGGCGGGAATAGTATTCAACCCGTATCTGTTCCGGCCGTCGCTGATGCTTCTGCACCTAGCCAGTTGAAGCTTGCGAGTGATGTTCAAGCGGCACCTCAAAACCCCGACATGGTGGGCGGTTCACCCGGTCTAGGTAGCGCGGGATTGAACGCAATGGGCGGGGCGATGGGAAAGCAGCGCACTGCGATCAACATGGCTGCAAATGCTGAGTCATCGAAAGCCGAACAAATTGCGACTGAGATTGATAACCAAGTCAAAGCAGATGAGATCGTTCGCTCTAAACAACTGGTTCGCCAAGGCGCGGAGGATAAACAGCTCGACGACATGCTGACAGATAGAAATGCGGCCATCGCTGAATTTAAGGGAATGGAAGTGGACCCAGGCCGCTTGTGGCGCAACCGATCGACTGGCGATAAGATCCTAGCCGGCGTTTCTTTATTCTTGGGCTCTTTCGGTGGGGCTCGCGGGAACACCGCGGTTACCGTTCTTAATGATGCGATTGATCAGGATATCGCAGCTCAAAAGGCGAACATTGCAACAGCGGGCGACGCCATTAAGGCTCAAACGGGGCTTTACCAAGAGATGCGCCAGAGGTTTGGAGACGAGCGCATGGCTGATGCGGCCACTCGCAGCGCGTACATAGAACAGATGAAGCTCAAGGTCGAAAGCATCTCTCAGCGTAGCGCCGGACCTCTCATTAAGGCTAATGCCCTGAAGGCCATCGGGATGCTCGAGCAGCAGCAAGCAAACTCAATGATGGAGTTTGAAAAGGCCGCTCAAGTAGTAGCAGCGCAGAGACGACTCCAAGGCGGCCAGGTCAGCCAGACGGACATGGATATCGCATCCCTGCCACCCGAGCAGCAAAAGGAATACCGAGCGACCCGAGTACGGGGCAAGGGAGTTGATGGGTTTGCGGGCAGTCAAGAGCAGCAGAAGCTACTTCAAGGTGTCGTCAATGATACGGAAGCAGCAACAGCAAGCATTGATGACTTGATGACCCTGGGTGATCGTCATGGGAAAGCAATTTCAGGAACCGAGGCAAGAGCAGAGGCTGACGTTTTGAAAATCATGCTGACCGCAAGTTTACGGACCCAAGTTGTTGGGCCAGGCGCAGTGAGTAAAGAAGAGTGGGAGTTGCTTGAGTCGGCAGTCAGAAACCCGCTTGCGCTGACGACACTCAACGCAAAGACTGCTCTAAAAAAGCTCAAGGTTGTTTTAAACCGCAACATGCTCACTAAGTTAAAAAACTCAGGCATCGGAATGAAACAAGTCAGCTACGGTGAGGCAAAGTAATATGGCCCGCAAACCCACGGTGCCGGCTGGCCCGACCCTTTATAACGTCTCGACTCGCAAAGCTGAGTCATTGCCTTCCGATCAGCTTCAACAGGCGATTGCATCGGGCACCCACTCCTATGAAGCCGGTCAGTTTATTAACGTCATCAAGTCAGACGGTGAGGCGGCTTCCGTCTCTGCCGAACAACTGAAAGATGCCATTGCTGAGGGCTCGCAGATTGAAAGCCCCATGGAGGGCGAAGTCAGAAAGTACGTCGCTGACAAAAAGGGTCTTGCTGGCGCTGCTCGTGTGTTCGGGGAGCAAGCGGTTGACGAGTTCGGGATGGGTGTTCCCGGTATTATCGCCAAGAAGTTTGCCGATCCGCTCGAGATCGCCAAGCGCGAAGGTCTACGCAAACAACACGAGCTGTCAGGTATTGCGGGCTCGATCACGGGGTTTGTCGGATCGACCCTCTACGGTGGGTCTTTATTTAAGGGCGCAACGAAGGCCGGTCAAATTGCCGCAAGGAGCACTGAAAAGCTTGTCTCTGAAAGCCTGAAGGCTGCGGGCGTGCGCGGGGTGAGCGAGGCGGCTGCGAAGGGGATGTTAGCGCGCGCTGGGCAGAAGGCTATCGAGATGGGCGTTGAGGGCGCAGTCGTCTCTGCTCCCCGAGTGATCACAGAAGCCATGCTCGGAGATCCAGAACAAGCGGGCGAGACGCTGCTACTCGGTGCGGGTTTAGGCGCAGCCTTGGGTGTTCCGACAGGACTGCTCGGCGGAGCACTTGGGAAGATCGCATCGAAGCGCGCGAAGCTTGCGGCTGAAGAGTCGAAGCTTGCCGGCAATGCGGCCAAGGCTGACGCAGCGGTTGCATCGGAATCGAAAGCACTCTCGGGCGCTAAAGAAGAGGATCTGATTGAAACGATCGGGCCAATCTTCGATGCGAACGATGCTACGCAAGTCATTCGGGACGGCGTATCGAGCAAAGCGGTGGGCAATGACCTCTTGATGGCCGCAGCCGAGCGCCAGGGCGTGAAGATCCCACTCGTTATGCAGTCGGATTCAGCGACGATGAAGGCAATTGCAGCCGACACGGCCCGTAGTCCTACTTTTTCCGGTCAATCCTACGCCAAGGAGCTCGAGAAGGCATCCGAGGGGATGCAAGACGTTGCGGCGCGGGGCATGGGCGGCATTAGCGCCAAGGATGCACTTGTAACAGAAAGCAAAGCGGTTGTCGGAGACGAGGCAGCCGAGGTTCTTAAGGCCGAGGTGAGGAAGCGCCGCGAGGGATTCCAGCAACGCTATAAAGCACTCGAGGACAAGGTAGAAAACCAAGGCATCAGTGCACAGGCGATCAAAGACGCTCAAGAGAAGTTGTTTGTGGCGAGGAAAGAAGCCGTCACGGCGCTTGAGAGTAACTCGGGCTATAAGCTTGAATCTCAGGCCAGTAACGTCAGTAAAGCGCGCCTTTATGTGAACGATATCGCGAAGGCTGACTCGGTGAGTTCGCTGAATATTAGCATCACTTCAATCAAGGGCGAGATTGACCAAGCTTTCCGTCAAGGTGACCAAAACCTGATTAGCTTCCTCACGCCGATCAAAGACGCGGCAGTCAAAGCGCGCGCCGCTGTTTTAGATGCGGCCGGTTTAGCGGGTGAGCGAAAGGCGCTTGATTCGGGTTACCGGGAGTTCAAGGAATGGCTTTCAGACATGGGCCAGATGGGCAAGCTTGGCAAAGGGGCGAGCGCGTCTCGAGTCATTGAGAAGCTTGAGAAGATCCCACCCGAGCAGCTCGTGAAGAACTTGTTTGACGTGAATAACTCGCGAGCGTTGACCTTCTTTCAAAAAGAGTTCCCCGAGGCGTTCGATAAGCTGCGCCAATACAAATTAAAAGAACTCGCAGAGAAGCACGTCAGCGCAGAAACTGGCAAGTTCAAGGTCGCAAGCCTTCTGCGCCAAGTGAAGGGGCTATCCCCCGAAGCAAAGGGTGCGCTCTTCTCGCCAGCTCAACGCCAGAGCCTCGAGGATTTGAGAATCCTTCATGAGCGGTTTCCCAAAATGGATAACCCAGGCTCGGCGGCTGCGCTCGAGCGGCTTAGGTTTTTCAGTAACCCGATCGCCTATGCTTCCCAGAACGTAGCGGACGCGGCCAAGGTTGCGGCCCTTCGCGGTGAGGCTGCCTATGATGGGCTTCTGTTCTTAGAAAAGACGATGAAGAAAGCGGCCGAGCAGATCGACCGCATCCCTGAAATCTTGGACGGCATGGCGGCACCCGCGGCAAAGGGCGCGACCCAATCAACTGGCTTCACTAAGTCTAGAACTGGAATGACCGACATAGGGCCTAAGTCGATCGGGGCATTGCTCGCTGTCTTGGGTGATGACCGCGACCCACCGAAGGATGTGGAAACAGCCTTTGAACGCCTTCAGGAAAAAATCTCAGAACCACTTCAGCAGCCCGGCAAAACAAGGAAGAAATCAGGGCTTTTAGCCGAAGCGATTAGTGAGGGAGGTGCACCTTTAGCTGCCGAATCCATGATGATGAAGCAGGTAGTTGCATTAACGTACCTAGAGAAGACGATGCCGAAGGCGCTAGTGCCGAGTTCGCTTGTCTCTCATAGGAAGTTCAAACCCTCGGATGCTGATTTGAGCAAGTTCGCTCGGCGAATTGAAGTCATCATGAACCCGTTCAAGATCTTGGATGACCTTGGTTCGGGCACGATCACGCGCGAGCAAGTAGAAGCACTCGATGCGGTCTATCCGAAGTACATGAGCACGATCCGCACGAAGGTTGTAAACGCGCTGGCCGTGAATCCTAGAAATTTCCCCTATGACTCGCGGGTGAAGCTTTCCCTTTTACTCGGCATGGAGCTTGACCCTTCGCTCACCTCGGGCGCGATCCAATCCCTTCAATCGAGTTTTGCACAACAGCCGGGCGCGAACGCGCAGCCGGAAGCACCACAATCACAGGATCTTAACTTGGGTGGGGTTGCGCAGATGAACACGGGCAACCGCGCGATGACGGACACGGAGCGCGTGAACTCGAGACGGGGATAACTCACTGCCCTACGCCGGCACCCTTTTATAGACCTAACGCAGACAGATCCTGCGTGAACTCACAAGGGGGACCGCCGTCATGAGCAGCTTCAAGAGAATCCTAGAGCCATTCACGCTCCTTTCCGCTGAAAGCATGGGCGCGAGCTTCTCATCCCCCGCTACCAGCTTCAAGTACATGGACCGAGTGATGCTGCACATCACGACGACCGGAACGCCGACCGGAACCCTGTCTGTCCAGACTTCGATCAATGGCCAGACGGGCTGGGAGATCGTACCGCTCGGAATGAACCCGCTTGCGGGCGTCAATGACGACTATGTGATCGACATGCAGGTCACGGCCTTACCCTTTTTGCGCATTAACTACGTTCGCACCTCGGGCACGGGCACTTGCACGGCCGTTCTAAGCGGGAAGGAGTCGTAAATGGCCACTCAATTTATTCAATACCCAGCCCCTTCGATCTCGTTGAGCCCGATCACGATTCAATACGACCGAGACACGGTTTCGACCAAGGTTTCTGAAGATACATCGACGCCGGCCAATAGCAGACCCTTGCCGGTTAAGGTTTTCAACACCTCGGGCGTGATCGTTAACCTAGCGACTGAGGCGACTCTTGCGGCGGCTTCGGCAAAGCTACCCGCAGCTCTTGGTCAAACCACGATGGCCAGCAGCTTGGCCGTATCCATTGCATCCGACCAGTCGAGCATCCCTGTCACGGGTACTTTCTTCCAAGCGACGCAACCGGTCTCTGCGGCATCTTTACCTTTGCCGGCGGGCGCATCGACTGAGACGACGCTTGCGGCGCTCAATACGAAAGTGCCGGCCAACCTGACTGTGACCGCGACTCGGTTACTGACAGACGGTTCGGGCGTTACTCAGCCGGTATCTGGCACCTTCTTCCAGGGCACGCAGCCTGTCTCAGCAGCATCGCTTCCTTTGCCAGCAGGTGCAGCGACGGAGACGACTCTTGCGGCTCAATCTGCGAAACTCCCCGCGACTCTTGGGGCAAGTACTAGCGCACTCTCGCTGGCCGTGGTCTTGGCGTCCGATCAAGCGGCCCTTCCGGTTAACGCGACTCAGACGGGCACTTGGACGGTGCAGCCCGGTAACACGGCGAACACGACGCCTTGGCTTGTGAACGCTCGCGCGCAAGACGGCGCAGGGAACGTGGTCACCTCCGTTCTAACGGGCGCTAACCGAGGATTCCAAGTCAGTCAGCAAGGGCGATCCGTCGTTACGACGATTAGAAATGATTACACGTCTGGCAACGTCACGACCGGCGCATGGGTGCAGCTCGTTGCCTCGACCGGTGCAGAGGTTGCGGAACTAGAGATATTCGACTCGAGCGGGCAAACGCTTGAGATCGGCACGGGAGCGGCGGCTTCCGAGGCTCGTTTGATTCTGCTCTTTCCAGGCGGAAACGGACGCGTGTGCGTTCACATCCCAGCCGCAACTCGCGTGTCGGTTCGCGCGGTCAGCGCTCTGGCTTCAGTCGGTGAATTGAACATCAACTTCTACGGCCTGTAATCGGCGGTAGAACTAGCTTTGAAAGGCTAATTGATTATGGGCAGCCCTACTATCTTCTCAGGCAGACGCACAAGAACGCTCACAGCGGACGGCTTAATCTTAGCGGCTGGCTCTAAGGTCGATTTCGACGGCGTGGTCAACTACGTTACGAACGGGCATGCGGAAGTGAACACGCTCGGATGGGCGACCTATGCCGACGCGGCAGGTCCGGCACCAGTAGACGGAACGGGGGGCTCACCTCAGGCCGGCTTATTCACGCGTTCAACCACAACCCCTTTGCGCGGCCTTGCTAGCTTCCTACTCGATAAGACCGGCGCAGCCAACCGCCAGGGGCAGGGCTCGAGCTATGACTTCATAATCGACGAGACGGACCGAGCCAAGCGTTTCCCTATCTCGTTTGACTATGTTCCGTCTGGCACCTACGCAGATGATGACGTGACCGTTTGGATTTATGACGTAACGAACGCCGCACTCATTCAGCCCGCAGGATTTCAGATTAAGAACGCGGGTATTGCATCTCGCCAAGTAGCCACGTTTCAGACCACATCAAACTCCAGCAGTTATCGTTTGATCTTCCACGTCTCTTCTGTCTCGACGGCAAACTACGCGCTGAAAATCGACAACGTGCAAATCGGGCCGCAGAACGTGACGTTCTCGACTCCGGTAACGGATTGGATAAGTTACACGCCTACGGGCGGTTTCACGAACACGACTTATTCTGGACGATACCGCAGAGTCGGCGACTCGATGGAAGTCCAAGCGTTCATGGCGCTAACCGGAACTCCTACCGGAGCGTTCAACGTATCCATCCCCGCTGGCTTTACGATTGATACCGCCAAGATTACAAACGGAGGCACCTCCAATGTTTACGGCATTGTCATTGGTGCGGATACGGGCGTAAACAACTACACTGGGTCAGCAGTTGCTCTCGACTCAACCACGGTTCGGGTTATTGCCGATGGGTCCGGTACTTCGCTTTGGAGCACAACCATTCCTTTTACTTGGGGCAACACGGATAACGCCTCATTTCGATTCACTGTTCCAATCGTCGGCTGGTCTGCCTCTGCGCAAGTCGTGAGCGACTCAAGCGAAGGGCGGGTGGTTGCTGCAAGCTATAGCGTTCTAAGCAGCACAACGCTCACTTCTGGGACCGCCATTAAATACACCTCGCTTAAATACGACACTCACGCTGCCTACAACACGTCAACGGGGCAATACACGGTCAAAGTTCCGGGGGTCTATCGAGTAACGCTCGGCGGAACCTACGTCGGTTCCGGCACTAATGACATTTCTCTGTACCTAAACGGTTCAAACTCACTCGCAAACTTTGGAACACTCATCAGCACTGGGCGCGTAGCAAACGCGGTCAGCGTTAAGTGCGTGGCAGGCGACATCATTACGATTGTTCCAGGTTCATCTGCTAACAATGCCGGAAGCACTGACGGATTCTTCTCAATCGAGATGGTCCAGGGCTCGCAAACCCTGCTCGGCGGGGAGACGGTTGGTTGCAGGTATACAACAGGCGCTACTCAGGCAATCGGCACGGCAACAATTGTGGACTTCGAGACCAGAACCTACGATTCACATCTTGCCGTTACCACTGGCGCATCTTGGCGGTTTACGGCTCCGGTTTCTGGGCTTTACTCGGTTAAATCGCGATTCTTAACTGCGGGTTCGACTCTTGCGCAACGGTTCACCTACGATATTTTCAAGAGCGGAGTCACCACAAACGCAAACGTCGTATCGCACCAGAAAGAAACTACAAACTCTAGCCGTCACAACGCTGCGGGTGGCGACACGATAAGGTTATTGGCAGGAGAGTTTATCGATCTGCGCGGATCGGCGACTGGAGCCACTACTAACCTTTCCGGTGACACGTCTTTTAACTTCATCGCAATCGAGCGGGTCGGAAACTACTGATGACCCAGGACATGATCATTCAGTACGGTCCGCTCACGGTGCCGATCTCGGGCGCGGTACTCGTGCTCGTGTTCTCTAAGATCGCGGCCGGCATCCGCTCGGGCGTGAAAGCATCGTTTGAATGGTTCCGTAATCAGATTGAGGCCAGACTAGAACGACATGAAAAGACGCTTCAGAATCACGGCGAGCTGATCTCGGCTGCAAACTTGAACACGAGGGATCTCCTGATTGAGATTCGGGCTGTTAAGGAGCGCTTCGAGGATCTCAAAGAATCCCTCAAAGACGTTCGGCACTCGTTAGACGGCTATTCTGAACTGATGAACCGGTGCATGAAGCTAGATCACCAAGTTGAATCTCTGAATGCGCGCCACGCCGCGAACTGTGCTGAGATGAACGTCATTCAAAAGAACCAAGAAACAATCCTGAACGGCCTGAAGAAGCTAACCAAGAAGGACTAACCACATGAATCAAGATCAGACCTATGAATTCGTAGTCGGCCTAGCGCAGAAGTTCCCCATCCTGGGCATCCTGCTCGCGTTCTTGGGCGGCATTGTCGTGATCGCGCAAATCGTGATCGCGTTGACTCCGTCGAAAGACGATGACGCTTGGGTTGCGAAAGTCTGGGCGCTGCCACTCGTGGGCAAGGTCTTGCTCTTGCTTGAGCGGTTCGCACCAGTTACGAAAAAGACCGACGCCGAGATGCAAGCGAAGATGGCCGATGCTTCAATCATTGCGGACAAGAAGAAATGATCTCCCGGTTCATCGCCGAGCTAGTCGAGCAGTTCATGCACCGCATGTACTCGCTCGTGGTTCGGTGGTTGGATCGCGAGTCGATTAAAGATGCGATCAAGAAGGCCGACACCGAGGAAAAGAAACGTGAAGTGGCTCGCAGCTTGTCTCGCCCTAAGTCTTAGCGCGTGCGCTCATCCTCGAGGGGACGGTCGGGTGTGTACGTTTGACGGAGCGTCTGCGATCTGCCCTGCTGATAACGATACGGTGAGCACTTGGAAGATGGGCCAGGAAGGTGACTGGGTTTGCATGAAGATCCAAGAATATTTAGAGCGCACTCGGTGCGAGTAAATTGTCTCGCACCGCCCAGGTCTTTGAAGAAAAAGAAGAACAGAAGGAAATAGCTTTATGAGAATCAATAACGATCAAATATTGACCGCGCAAAGCATGGCCGCAAGTATTGTTGGGCCAGCGGTGGATCTCGAGCACATCGGTATGGCTGCGATCCACTGCATCTGGACGGGGGCATCGCCGACGGGGGATATCGTCGTTCAGGTGAGCGTTAATGGGGCAGACTGGGTCAATTTGGGAGCGGCGTTCGTTCAAGCGATTACGGTTGCGGGCGAGCGGTTGTTTCTGCTGACGGATATCGGCTACCCAAAATGCCGAGTCGTGTTCAACCGCGCATCGGGCACCGGGACCATCAACGCTTGGATTAACGCGAAGGGCTTTTAACTAGACGGGGGATGCACCCATGATGTCGATTAAACCATCGAAGCTTCGAGAGATGTTGAAACGCCACGAGGGGTTGCGCTTAAAACCGTACCTCTGCCCGTCTGGCAAATACACGATCGGCTATGGGCGGAACCTCGAGGACAACGGCATCACGCTGATGGAAGCGAATATCATGCTGAGCGAGGATATCTCTCGCGTCTTGCAAGAGTGTACTAACGCCTTTGTTTGGTTCAACGCCATCTCGATAGAGCGACAAGATGTCATTTGCAATCTTTGTTATAACCTTGGAATGACGAGGCTGCTCCTTTTTAAGAAGTTCCTCGCGGCCATGTCCGCGCAGGACTATGTACGTGCATCCAAAGAGATGTTGGATTCAAGATATGCACAGCAAGTCCCACTGCGTGCTCAGGAGTTAGCGAGAATGATGGTCACAGGTTCGTACGGGGACCAACTCAGTTAATGCAAAGACCGAATGTCTTAAACCAATTCCCTTGCCAGCGGATCCCGATCCAGAGGGTACTCAATACCCTCGCTCCCGAGAGCGAGAACAGAAGTGGTGTACGATCTCAAAAAGGCAGAATCAAGCTAATTGCGAGTGGTGCATTTTGACCCTAGGCCGCTCGGTTACTTAGCAACGGCCAGGGGCGTCGAAATCGTGCCTATAAGTGCGGTTTGGTCGGGTTATTTGCGACCCTGCGGCCGGCCCATCCTGTAACCCCTCGGGACGACGGCGCTCGTTTGTTAAGATTTCTACTATATTGTCTTGTTGATATTTGGTGCTACAGAGTTCTATACTACTTGTATGAACACCGAATTGATCAACAAATGGATTGAATCCCACCAACCCCAAGGCAAGGCGCGGCTGGCCGTATTGGCCGGTATCAGCGTCGGCACCCTGGTCTGCATCCTGCGCGATGGCCACGAGCCGGGGGTAGATATCGTCCGCCGCATCGCTCGGGTCATAGGCGTGAGCCTAGACGCCCTAGCGGGCCAAGAGAGCACGCCAGCCGCCTAGTCCCCCTCAATCGTCCCCATAACCCCCAGGAGCAGTCTGTATGATGCAACCAAAATGGTTTACTCAGTCGCTTGATCAGAACTCATTCGCCCCGCTTTACCGTCGATACCCAGGACAGATTGACTCCCAGCGAGCCTATCTAGTGATTCGTCCGACGGGCGAACCGGACGTAGTTTTTGAAATTGATGCGGAAATCGGCAGCGGGGTAACGGCGGACGTTTACCGCAACCGCGAGCTACGCTTTCGGGTGTCGTCGCAGCTGACCCACGAGGGTTGCATGTCGATCATTGAGTGCCCAAAAGTACAGTCACTCATCGAGCGCGTGATCGCGGGTCATAGCATTGACCCTGCCGATTGCGAGCGGTTCGGCGTGCTGACAGAAAATGCGCGCAAGGCGAGCGAAGTTCTACAGGACATGTTGGAGCACAATTTATGGACTGACCGGCGCGACGGCTTCTTTGCAGAAGTTTGGACGGTCGGCGAATGGATGCGGGACTGCATCGGCGACCCATATGGCACGGCGGAAAGTATTCGCTTAAACGCGGAGACCGATGGCGTGCATATCGACGGCGACATTGCCCAGTATTTGGCCGATCGGGGTGCAGCATGATGCAACCAAAGTGGTTCATTCAGGTCACCGACAACAGCCTTCACGGCTACTACACGCTCGAGGTTCTGCTCATGGATCTCGCGCTGCACAGGCATGAGCAGGTCACAGTTTTTGAACTCGAGACGCGCTCGTACACGACCCGCTACCAAGTGACGACCGAGGCGGCACTCCGTAAACAGGCCGAGGAACGGGTTTTAGAGACTATTCGCCTTGGCCAGAGCAAGACCGAGGACCGCGAGCGGTACGGGCGGGAAACGTCATGAGCCAGTCATATCCGATTGAGCAATGCGTTGAGTGTGGCGTCGACATTGGGACGCTCGAGTTTGGACTGGTGCCATTATGCACCACTTGCTTTGACCTCTGCTTCGGTAACCCAGACCGCGACGAACAAGAGCAGGAATCAGGTGCTGCATGAGGGAGGCGCTACCTGGTTGTAACTGCTCTGAAACATGCCCTTATCACCCGATCGCGTTGATTGAGGAGGCGGACAAACTGCGGGCTGCGCTTGAGGCGGCGGCTCTTTACCTGCGGATGACCGGAGTCAACGTGGACAAACTGGAAGAAATTATCGTCAAAGCAGGGGGCAAGAAATTATGAACCCGCTCACGAACTACGGGCCCAGCCCAATTTCCGCCGAGAAGCGACTTCTTGCGCGCAGAACGGTTTGCGAAACCGGGTGCTGGGAGTGGATCGGCGGCACCAATGGAGTCGGCTATGGAATGATCAGAGTCGGCTCAATGGTTGACGGAACTAGGGCAAGGGTTTTGACTCATCGGTTGGCGTATCAACTTTGGCGTGGCCAAATCCCGAAGGGGCTGGTGCTCGATCACCTGTGCCGTAACCGGATCTGCTTTAATCCTCACCATCTTGAGGCGGTCACGATGGCAGAAAACCTATATCGAGGCCAATCGCCCACGGCCGTAAATAAAAGATCCACGCACTGCGTTCTTGGCCATCCCCTGAGCGGGGAGAATTTAATCAAGCGCAAAGGAACTAAAAGCCGCCCCAATGGGGCACGACGGTGCAGAACCTGTTTCGAGAAGAAAAATGAAAATAAGTAATCGCGCAAATTTACCAGACGCACTTGTTGCCGCAATTGAAAACGACCCCTACACAAAGGGAACTGCCGACTTCAGCGTAACTGAATTAATTGGACCGCCGAGGATAGCGGCGTTAAAAATCAAACACCACGACGATATCGAAGAGGATGCTGAAGATCGGCTTCATTCGCTTTATGGTCAGATTGTGCACTTAATTCTGGAGCGCGCTAACCGTGTCGGTTTTGCTGAGAAGCGGCTTTATCTTGAAAGCGACGGATCGAGCATATCGGGCCAGCTTGATACGGTAGAACTAGAAAGCGGCACACTGACTGATTGGAAATTTAGCACCGTTTGGAAATTCAAACCCGGAAATCCTGCTCCGGAAGAATGGGTGGCGCAGCTAAATATGCAGTTAGAGTTGCTGCGCGTAAACGGGATGGATGCAAAGTCACTTCAGATTGTAGGGTTACTACGAGACTTTTCTAAGCTGGAGGCTCGCAGAAACCCAGACTACCCAAAACGATCAGTAGTTATTATGCCGATCCCAATGTGGGAGCGTGAGAAAACTCAATCGTTCATTCTCAACCGGGTCATCTTGCATAAACAAGCTCGCATCACGCTGCCGCTCTGCACGCCAGAAGAACGATGGGCGCGTCCGAACAAGTACGCGTTAATGAAGAAGGGCGGCAAGCGGGCAGTGAAACTTTACGACTCGGAAGCAGATGCGAAGTCACATGCCGAATCAGACCCGAAGAATTTATTCGTAGAGGACCGGCCAGGAGATCAAGTCAGGTGCTCGGCCTACTGCGGAGCTGCGCCATTTTGCGCACAGTACGAAGCGATCACTCAAGCGGCTAATAGCCAAAAAGAAGCCCTAAATGGGCAGAAAGAAGCAGCATTATGAAGTTTGAAGATGTGAGCGGCAGTGGGGATGGCAAAAAAGTCGCGTTATTTATATCCATGAAAGACGGCGACAAGGTCACCGGTTTATTTGCGGGCGAGCCGAGTATCTTTAAAATCCACTGGATCGGAAATAAGTCGATGGTCTGCGCGGGTAAAGAATTGTGCGAGACTTGCCAGAGCGGGGACAAGGCAAAGTTCCGCTTTAAGTTGAACATGATCGTCAAAGAGGATGGCGTGGCATTGGCTAAGATCTTTGAAGGCGCTTATGGCACGTTCCTAGACCTAAAGAACTTGCATGAATCTGATTACAACTTGGAAGACACGGTGGTCACCATCTCGCGCAAAGGGCAAAAGACTGACACGCGTTACACGGTTCTACCTGTGCCGCCGAAAGCTCAACCGAAGCCCGCCGAACTCGAGTTGCTGAAAAAGATTCCCTTAAACTCACTTGTGGACAAGGATCGGGGCATAGCGGACAGCTTTGATGACGCCCCTTCAGGCGACATTCCATTTTGAGGCGAGGGATGCAGCGCATGAACATGTTTACCTTCTTAGGTTGGGTCATCGTCTTGTCAGCGATGGGCTGCTTCGTGCTCGCGTACTTTTGGACGATGGGATGAGCCCTGTGTATGTGCGCCCCCCTCGCGCGGGTTGGATCGCGCCGCCGAAAACCACGAGCGACGTGGTGCTATTCCAGGGGCGGCCTGACTCGTACCTGCTCGACTTTCCAAAATATGATTTCCTGCTCGTGTGCGTCGAGGGGCGCGAATGGTGGATGCGCAGGACCGTGATGCATGACCCAGTTATTGGCGAGTGGATCTTGGAGCTAACGGGGGTATTTCGGGACTAGCAAGCCCGGCGGTTTTGAGGGGGAGAGCATTACCGTACCCCGCATGGATGCGGGTGATTATCGGCAACAGGTTCATGGATGAGGGGAAGTGCGCGCGCAGGGGTGTGGGGATGAGCAAAGAAGAGTGGGTCGAGGTCGAGGTTTTAAACTGGTCTAAATATAGTCCGCGCGGAGATGTTAAGAAGCCTTCATGGTTCCGGGTCGACTACGGGATGCTAGATGACCCAGATTTTTACTCGTTCACGCATGAAGAGTTTAAGGCGTGGCTTTATGTGTTGGCCCAAGCCTGCCGGAAGAATACCGGGACAATTAGAGTCAACTATGACCACGCCGAGCGAGTTTCCCGACTGTCTCGCAAGGGTATTGACGACTCACTTAAAAAACTTGAATCATTATCAATAGTTCTCGTGAACGTTACGCGCACGTCACGCGCACGTCACGCGGACGTAACGGACACGTTAGTTGAGGCGACTCCACGGGTGGCGCTCGGGCCACAGACGTTCATCATTCAGTACGTCCAAGCCTACCAAGCGCGGTACGGGGCTAAAGCGCGTCCGGACCTTCGGGGTAAAACCCAGGGCGGGATTAAAAGGCTCTTGGGTGAGATCCCTCTCGAGAGGGCCTGTAACCTGATTCAAATTTACCTTCAAATGAATGACCAATGGTTCCTGACCAAAGCGCACGACTTTGGGACCTTCGCAGAAAACTTAGGCAAAGTGGGTTTGGCACTCGACACGGGCAAACACACGACCGCATCGGAGGCGCGCCAGGTTGACCGGCAGCAGGGGAATCTAAACGGGTGGGGCGTGTTGCATGAAGAAGCCCTGAAGCGCGAGGCTAACCATGGCTGAAGCATCTATTCGACTCATCGACGAACTCGCCATTACGGGCGAACTCCTAGGCGCGCCACCTATGTCTGACCGCGCCCGTCGGGTGTACGCCGCCGAGTTGGCAAGCTACCCCGAAGAACAAGTGATCAATGCGCTTTGCCGGTGCCGGAGGGAGCTGCGGAACTTCCCGACGCTATCCGACGTACTGTCACGCATCGACGACGGACGACCGGGGGCTGAGGAAGCATGGGCTATGCTGCCGAAGAGTGAAGCGGATTCGGTCGTGTGGACTGGCGAGATGGCAGGGGCGTTTGGGACGGTCAGTGAAATGATCGGAGTGGATTCAATCGCCGCGCGGATGGCGTTTCGCGAAGTCTATGTTCGGATGGTTACCGAGGCTCGAGCAAACCGAAGGACGACTCATTGGGTCCCGAGCTTGGGTCACAACAAGGCCGGCCATGAGCCCGTTTTGCGGGATGCGGTTGCTAAGAATCGGTTGACGATCAGTCAGGCCACCGCGCTCATCCCCGACCTAAGACCGGCCACGTGTGCAGCTCAACTTGCTGGCCCAGGTGAGCCCGAGTTGAATGTGTTTGATCCAATGCAGATTATCCAACATATCAAGGAAAACATCGCAAAGGCGGAAGAACCATGAACCCAGAATCACGCACGGCGCTTCGCGGGAAGTGTGAGCACCGAAAAACCACCATCTACATGACAAGCCTAGAAGCCGAGCCGAGTAGAAGTTGCGTCATCGAGCACCACGTTTGCGACCGCTGCGGCTTTTTGTTCGGTAAAGATAACTGGACGGCCTCACTCGCTGAAAAAGAAAACCGGGGTATTTAGTGAGGGCGCTCAAACGACGGCAGAAAAGCGCAAACACTGAGCAGCTCTTGAAGCGTGAAATCTGCGACTGGCTCTGGAGACAGGGGGCCTATGTGGTCATGTACGCCGCAATGCGGGGCGGGAAGCAAGCTGACGGATCTTGGCGCACTTATAAAAGCCCGTACATGCCGAACGGTGTGCCCGATGTGCTCGCTTGCTGGAAGGGCCAGTTTGTTGGAATCGAAGTCAAACGCCCGAAGCAAACCCAGGCCGAACTTCTCGGAGCAAAACCCAGACCGGCCGGGAAGGTTAGCGATGACCAACGCCGGCAAATCGAGAAGATAAAACAAGCTAGTGGATCGGCGTTCGTTGCCTACTCGCTCGAGGATGTAATTTCAGTTCTGAGCCCCAATCGAAGGGAGGTGATCACTCATGAAGAAGACGACAAAATCTATGACCAAAGAAGTCAAGACGAAGGCCAAGACGAAGAAGAAAACTAAGAAGTGAACCTGAGCGCGAAGGGGCCGCCTTGTAGCCCCGCTTTTTAAGGAGATGGACATGAAAAAGAAACTCAGTAAAACGAAACTAAAATACGTGATCGTGCGGACATACTCGGCGGGAGTGTTCGCAGGACTCCTAATCAGCCGCAAGGGTAAAGAAGTCGTGATGAAAGATGCGCGTCGTCTTTGGTATTGGAAAGGCGCCGCGACACTCAGTCAACTTGCAAACGACGGCGTGAAATGTCCGGACGAGTGTAAATTTCCTGCACCCGTGGCGCGTATCGAACTCACCGAGGCGATCGAAATTCTTGATGTGACCCCACAGGCAAGGAAAATAATTAAAGGCGTCCCGGCATGGAGCGCGTGAGCGAAAGCCACGGCAGCGGCTCGGGCTTCGGCGACGGCAACGGCTCAAGCTCATTAAACGGCTCGGGCTACGGCGAAGGCCACGGCTGCGGAGCTGGCTCAGAATCCGGCCACGGCGACGGCTCGGGCGTGGGCGTAGCCTCGGGCTTAGGCTTCGGCGAGGGCTACGACTCAGGCACAGGCTGCGGCTACGGATACGGCTCAGGCTCAGTAAACGGCTCAGGCGGCGGATGACTCTTCAACCTGGCGAAGGGGATAGCATGAACGAAGGACAGGGCGACGGCTCAGGCTGCGGCACGGGCTTCGGCAACGGCGATGGCTCGGGCTACGGCTATGGCCACGGCAACGGCGTCGGCTATGGCAACGGCTCGGGCGGCGGCGGCGGATACGTCAACGGC